AAACCGATTCAAAAGAATCTTTTCAACACGTGGTGGTTAACCAAGTATTGTCTCGACATGAGTGCAGTCGAGGCCCCGCCGAAAGGCGGGAGTCGCACCAAGAACACCAGAGCGCCGGGGAGCGCGCCTGAGTGTTTTGATCTAGCTTCCAGGGTGGAGAATATCGTTTTCGATTTCACACCAAGAGGCGTCGAAATGTGCCGGGAGTTCTCAGTCAAAATGACTGAAATCCTCGGAAATTTCGGTGCCCCACAGACTGTCCAGATTTCTTTCAGAGCAAATCTGACTAGACTGTGTTCGGATGCAGATGATGCCACATTTGTATCTAAGGCCAAAAAGTTTTGTGAATTCTTTATGGCCCGGCTCTTGAACACTCCTTGTGACGAGATCCATTTCACCGGTCACTTTCGCAAGTGGATGCGGGTTCGGCTTACGCCGTCTCGCACCCGCTCGCAGAAGTTGAAGCAGATCGGCCTTCTAGAGTCAATCTCTAAGGCCAAGGTCTGTCTTGGCTATGCCACCGATCGGATTCTCGTCCAGAACTTCCGCAATCACCACTCTAAGCTTTCGTCGTCGGTTCCCGACGATACTCATGTTCTGGAGATTGCCAGTGCTCTCGAGCCAGTCCTCGCTCGCCTCTGCCGTCACCTTGATAAGGTTTTACCCTCTGTCAAGCTCGGTCAAGCGAAGTGCAAGTCCGGCGTGGACTCCCCCACCTGCCTTCAAGGCAAGGTGGGTCGCCTTCTCCGCAGCTTTCATGGGTGCACTGCCGTCAGTGCGCCCGATGCTGAGATGGAATGGGCCCTCCGTGGTCCTGTACCTCTCCGGGTCCCCGTTAACCATGTTGACGATGGAAAGATGGTTCGCTTTGACCATCTGCCTCCTGAAGACCCTGACCGCTTTGTTTTGTGCGAAGAGCCGGTCACCCGCTCTCATGTTGTGATAGAACCTGACGGCTACGTCGGCGTTTCTGTCACCTCTTCTTACCCTCGTACCGAAGCTCTCTGGAATGATCATGTTTTCGAACAGGCCATGAAGGATATTGCCAGCGGCGACTCTTCCCATGTGAAGATATCCGCTGTTTGTGAGTACGCCGCCAAAGTTCGCACCGTTACCTCTGGCACGGCCGCGGGCGCTACCTGGACCACTGCCTGGCAGCAGGCGGTTTTTGGCGGCATGAAGAGGATGAGCTGTTTTCCCAGTCTTGGTGGACGGGTCGACGCTACCCACCTCACCTCTTGCGGGGCGGGTCTTGATAGCACTTTTGTGGCCAGCTCCGACTTTACGTCTGCAACCGACCTCTTGAACCCCAGCCTTACGAACTATATCTTGGATATTTTGTCCGACGGCTGGCGCGGTAAGGAAATCATCATGGATGATAATGCCGATAAGCTGGTTCACTACCCTTGTCAGCCGCTTTTGAGCGGCGACGCCTTCAACCCCTGGCGCCACGTTCGCCTTAGTAATGGTATGTTCTTTTTGAACACTTCCACGAACCGGAGAAACGCGCGCGCTGGTGGTCTGAGGGTCAGGGAGGCGGGTCTGTGGGTCTCAGAAGGCGACCATGCCTTCTGTTTGCTTGGTGTCTACCAGGTGGGTATTAAGACCTGCGGACAGCTCATGGGTCAGGCTTCCTCCTTTCCTCTTCTATGCCTTGTGAACTTAGGCTGCACAATTGCGGCCTTTGCTCGCCATGGCATAGGCTGGAGGGAGGCTGTCCGTCGCACAATCATCAACGGTGACGACCGTCTTTGCTTTTCGTCGCCCGAGATTGAAGCCTCCTTCTGGGAGCTTGCCGGCAGTGTCGGTCTTCGACGCTCCCCCGGTAAGAGTCATGAGAGCGATTGGTTCGCCTCTATTAACTCTCAGAACTACGTGCTGGCATCCGGCACCTGGGTTCGTGCTCCTGTCCTCCGCTCCGGCCTTTACTTTGGTATAAAGAAGCTGAAAGAGGACTCTTTTCGGCCTAGCACGGTCATTACAGCTCTCTTTGAGTCTGTTCCCCCCCTTGGGTACGACAACTTCGTTGCCGGTTTCTTTAGGCGCTGGGGTCCTCAGATCAAGAAGGAAGCTGCTGGTCGTTGCTTATACCTACCTGTCGCTCTCAACGGGCTAGGCCAGGTCCCGCCTGATGGGCGCCCTTGGACGGTCGATGATCATCAGCTCAAAGTTGCCATTGCCGCAATTGTTGACTCCTGTATGAGCGAATTCAGCTTTGGTCCCACGCTTCCTACATTGGAGGCGCCCTGTCCCACCAGCGACCCCTGGGACGTGGTTGCCTCCAACCAAGATTACGGCGTCGATCCACAAGCCGTTGTCGATGCTGAGTCTGCGAAGCGTGTTGCCCGGCACGTAAAACTCGAGGCCGCCAAGCCTGCGAAGGTCATGCGCCGTTTCCTTCACTGCCCCGATTGCCAATTTTCTTACCTCGGCGAGCGTTGCCCTTGCGGTCGCCCCAGCATCTGCCGCTTCAGTCGTGCGCGCCCCGTCATTCGTGACGGATTGGTCACTCACGTCTTTAGCTGCCTCTGCTGTGGGCTCACTCCCTGCAACGCCAACCTCTGGGCCTCGGCTATCTACGAGCCAGACTACGTTGTCGGTGGACTCTCTCACTCTGAGCGTTTGGCCCTAGTGATGAGCGCTGTGCGCCCTCGTCAAACTTTCTTCCCCCTTCGGCAATCTGTTGGGGCCCATCTTCGTGGTTATCGGACGTGGTCCGGTAAGAAGTTGTTTGTTCCCTCTCGGCCTCAGTTGCTGGACCCTTGCAAGGTCCCCCTCCCCCCTTTGGGTAAGCTCTGAGGTCTTCGTGTCGAGCCTGAAAGACGTTAAACAAAGGCATGAACTTTCCCGGCGAATTTACGATTCGGCGCTACGGCCGTTTCTTTCGTTGCGTTCCCTGTACTACGACTACCTTCATGGGTAATCCGTCCGCCGGCTTTTCCCTCTGGGAAGATGTCGGCGGCGGTAATCTCATCCTGATAGGCCGTCAGTCCGGCTCCGCCCAGGACGCAATTGATCTCATCGAGTCCATTGTTCATCCCCGCAACTGGTGCTTGTTTTGCGAGTACTAGTGGAACCCCTTCGGGGGCTAGCCTGCTGGCTAGGGAAGACTCCGTCTTGAACGGCGGTGACCCGACATTACTGTTTTATTCCTTTTCTCAAAAGGTACCACCCTAAATCCGGTAGCCCCGGTCTACACCTAGAGTAGGTCAACCGACGCCTCCCTCGGGAGGCTTGCCAGGCCATACTCAGTTAGCTCGAAAGAGTTCTACCTAGGCAGCTGTTTTACAGGCATCGGCGGGAAATCCCTTTCCCCCTTTGTGGTAGCTCCGCCGTGCACAGACTCACGTGGCCCTCTTCGGCCCTCCGTGGAATGCGAGTGATCGGTGTCGCTGCTCGTAGAGTGGGTCGCAAGAATTAAAATACCCAAAACGCTTACCTTTAGCCCGATGGCTTCGGGCGGAATTGCGTGCTAAGTCGTTACGTGCCTTGGCTTCGCCATAAATCGAACGTAAACGCCTACAGACTGCACGGGTGTGCCGTCCCTCGGTTTCTTGCGATGAACAGTCGCTGTGTTGTGACAGGGGTCCACGATTATCACAACAACTATTCAAATGCTCAGCAATGAGAAAGGCAACAAACACGCCAAAAAGGACATCAAGCACGCCGAGCGCGAAGCTCGCGCCGTCGTCAAAGACCTCAAGCACGCTAAGGAGCGGCGTGCCCCTGCTAAGGCCCAGGTGGGTCGGGCTGCTTCAGCCCCTGCTCCAGCCAAGCAGAAAGTACAGAGCGTTGGTTTCTCGCTCTCGCCGCTTGAAAAGGCACAGCTCAAAGCGGACACTGGGGTGCTCGCTTGTGCGCACTCCTACGCTTGTATGGAGGCCCCTGTCGAGAAGCTCCCCCAGGTCATCGGTGTCGGTACTGGCCGCTCAGAGGCTCATGTCTTTGTCGCGACCGGATCATCTGATGTCGTTGCGAACGCTCAGGGCTTCGCGTACTGGTCCGCCGAAGCCAGTGGATGGGTCCCCGACAGCGAGAGTGAAGCTTCCATCCCGGCTACTGCCTTCATCGGCGGGCCGACCGACACCGGGGTCGTTGCCCGCGGTCCTATGATCCACTACAGCAATCAGGACTACGCCGGCGCCGATGGCGCTACGCCTGTCCAGGTCCCTCCCCGAGGTACCGTTCTCACGACTCCTCTCGGTGATCCCGCGGGCCCTACCGGTATTCAGTACTGGAAGCTCCCTGCCAAGTTCATCACCGGTCAAGAGAACGTGAGCGCTGATGCGATCCTTTCTAGCGATGTTGCCCCGGAGTACACCGTCACCCATTTGAGTGCCGAGTTTGCTCCAGACGGCTATGTCCAGGACAGTCTCGCCGTGGTCAACGTCCTCTCTGGAGACGTTACCGCCTGGAGCTATGTTGAGGGTACGAATATGGAGTTCAACCCTCATTCGCTCAGTAACTTGGACTCCGGCGACGGCGTCGACTCTGCCTCCCGCCTTCTCAGTCTCCCTGACGGAGGAGAGGGCATCGTTCAGATGAATCAGGTGAGCCTTTCCGAATGGCCCCGTTGCTGCTCTAAGAAGTCTTGCGACTGCAAAGCCGTGACTCTCAAAACCTTCGCGGTTCCTGCTGGACCGACGGCCCTTGGGGCGTGGCCTGCCACGTTCCTCGAGCAAAACCCTGCGGACCCGGGCGAGCTCCTCTCGTTCATCTCCCAGACGGTTGTCAGCCCTCAGATCGGCTTCATCGTCACCAACGCCCAGCCGGGTGCGCGCTTCAAGGTGCGATTTCGGGTGGGAGTTCAGGCCCACGGCGTTGAGACCTATCAGCAGGAGGGTCAGGAGGGCCAGGACCACCTCCCTGTTGACGCGGGTACCCTCGCCCACACGCTCTCCGTGAACCTTCCTCGTCACGCCAAGCCTGTGATCGGTACCGGCCCCGTCGCTGCCGGCGTTTCCGCCTATGCTCAGACCAAGGCCCAACAGGGCTTCCCTGTCTCGCAGATCGCCAGCACGGTCAAAACCGTTGCTGCTGCTGCTGACGCCATCTCTGAGTCCGGTGTCCTCTCCATTGTGGAAGACATTGGGGCCGGTCTCGCGGCGATGCTCCTTTAAGGCCTCGTTGTAGGCTCAGTTTAGTGCTTACTGTGAAAGCACTGGGTCTCGAAATCCTCTGATCAAAAGGTACCCTTCGAGTGAGCTGTGGGAGCGCTAGTATCCCCACGGCGATAATGTGATCGTCACGCGGCTTAGGAACCGTTCCGTAGATAAAGTAACCATTGTAAACGGCTACATCCCCACGTCCCAGCGCCCCGCGAACCGAGTGTAAGAGCCTCCCCTCGGGAGGAACTCGCTAGCCCGGCGTATGGCTTAGGGCCTGCTTTGGGAGCAGGCGTGGTGATTACCTATTAGACAAATAGGCGTGAGTTTGCTACTCACGACAAAATTATAGCACTTTGCAGGCCAAGTCGACCTCCTTTCACGCGTTTCAGGAAAACGTCAGGTGATACTTTGTACACCGGGTAATGATGACTCTTGGTACGAGTCTGAACCTTCAGTATTTATCCTCCTCAGGGCTAGGCGGAAATACTACCAGGGGCGATCCATTTGGGTCGTACACGCATATTTCGGATGCGTGGACAAGCAAGTCTTGTTTCCCACGTT